GTTTCCTCCTCCCAAAAGTATCTGTCCTTCAGGGTCTCAAGAGAGAACACATTAAGATCTTGCTCTCTGTCGTAATCAATCTGGATACCTAAGTAGTCCTGTACACCTGCCTTACTTGTCACTAGGATGCTCCAGCATGTAACTAATCAATCTTTCTTCATACCAACGGGCTTTGCGCAGGTCTTCTATGGGCTTGTTTTTGTATCTAAACCGCCACAGATACTTCAATGAATTACCACGTAGGTATCCAATGTACTCGTCGGGAGTAAGCATGCCTTTGATGGCATCTATACACTCCAGCCCACTGTTGTTGTAGTGCTCTGGCTTGTGGACACTATCAAACTCTGTACTGTCTTCTTCGTCCAGCCAAGCCAACTCTCTTTTACTGCTATTATTCAATCTGTTCCATTCTTCTGGTGTTGCATCATCAATGCTCTTGTTCTTCATCTTTCGTATCGTCCTCTATGTCTTCTTCAAACTTGTGTAGCCTGTTGATGAACTTATCCTCAAATCTGTCCAATAGTTCTTCAGAGGATATGTCTAGAGCCTCCACCAGATCATCGGCATCGTATCGCACTAGTATGCGTTCTTTGATCTCATCCATTGTTAGTGACATGAATCATGTACTCATCAACTGTGTAAAACTCAAAACCTTCTTTATCACACCATTGTCCCATTGTTATCTTCGCTCCTTTGCGTACTTTCTTGTTAGGATCTGACAGGACAAATATCAGCTTGATAGGGGCTATACTGTCCCGTATCGAAGTGTATTTCTGTGTGTCTCCTGTTCTAAAAAACCCCTTGGTTTCTATGTAGTCTCCTGTCTCCCTATCTACGAAGTCTGGCTTATATGTCCTGTGCATCACATACGGTATGTCATATGGCTCGTACAGGTATCTTCGTTTAGGCGCTAGTTCTGCAAACTTACGCTCTAAGCCAGAGCGATACAACTTACCATTACGTGATCTCTTGGACTTTAGGCTCATTCACCACCTCCGTTAGAAACCTTGGCCCTGTTGAGTACAGAAAAGTACGCAGTTCTGGATAGCATGAGTGCTTGAAATGACAGTAGGAACAGTTTACTGGTAATCGCATATTTCCACTTTTGCCATCCGCTAATGGCTCCGCGCATACTGGTGGTAGTTCTTCTGCCTCTACGAGCTTTTTTACATGGCGTATCCTCTCTGCTATATCTCCCTTGATAGCCTTGTATACAGGTGCTTCTGTATCCTCTAGGTCATACTGTAGGTATGCCAGATGACCATTAGACTTATCCATAGCCAACCAACCGAATTTGGTCTCACCTTCTGAATGTGCGTATGCCTTGATCTGATCGACGTACCCAAACGGATCATCGTAGGCCAACGTAGCATTCTTGAACTTCTTGAAGCCATAGGGACTTGCAGACTTAACGTCCGTCACTATGCCATCAATCTTACAGTCCATGTGCCCAGTGATACCCTCTACCTCGCAGACCTTCTGCTCATCGGTAATCGTGTGCCCCGCCATGCGGCACAGGAACAAGAGCATTTCCTCAATCAGGTGCCCGTACATGAACTTCACATACGTATGCCCTTGGATCTCCTCTCCAGCGCCTGTGTCATTGTAGTGGTGCCATAGGTATCTATCGTCCCTACCTATGTTGGACATGCGCAGCTTACGCCCATCACGTGGAGTCTCAGGCATAAACTCAGTACGCATTAGCTGTTTAACGGCTTCTCCGAACTTGTCAATCTCAGCCTCAACGTCCACTGACTCATCAGCAGACTTTGTGGTCATAAGCTCGTAGATGTCATCGACAACTGTACTAACTGTCTTCATTAAAATGTCCGTCCAGTATTCCTGTAGCAACAGGGTGCTGAATGTAGAACCACTCGCCCTTACGTTCATGTGACTTCGCTAGAAGCTCGTGTGCGGCCTTCTCAGCCTCGCGTCGATCATCGGTGTCATATGCCTTAATTACCTCGTAGTCTCTGTACGGAGAGCTAGTCTGGTAATGCTTGAGCCTATCCTCTGCGTCCACAGCCATCCCTACTTTACACCAGCCGGGGAATGCTGGGTTCACCAGTACGTACACTTGGCCCTGCTTGGCAGTCTCGTAGTTCTGTAGAGAACTAAAGGCTGCATCAGTAAAGCCTTTGTAGCATCCCGGCTTGTGTAGCGGATGTGAATTTGATACATACTTTCCGTTTACCCACATCCTATTGTTATTCCTTCGACGCTGTGCCTCAGGATTATCTTTGTAGTATCTGCCGTTTGTTTTCTCGTAGAATCCCATGATATTAGTGTGTTTCTGCCCAGCTAGTTCCAATTTGATACTCCCCTGCAAGTTTGCAGTTTAGGTTAAAGTATATACCTGCTGCCTCTAGACAAGAGACTGCAAGCTGCCCGAACTTATCTGCTTGTGATACTGGCACTTCAGTCTGGACTTCATCGTGGATGTTACCTACAATTTTATAGTCCATACCCCATAGTTTAGCATACTCATCCAAGATAATCAAGGCTTGTTTCATAACTAACGCACCGGCACTTTGTAACAATGTGTTAAGTGCTGCATGCTCTGATCGTATCCACAGTCTCCTTCCGTCTAGTCCAGTGATCCAACCTTGCGCTGCCTCTTGCGCAACTCTTGTTTTAAGAGTTGCATATGCTGGGAGATTACGCATAAATCGTTCTCTAAGCAGTCTACCAGCACTTGCGCCTCCTCCCGCCACCGTACCAAGTTTCGCATCTCCTGCTCCGTAGAGAAGGGCGTAGATGAAAGTTTTTGCTTGATCTCTTGATTCAAGCCCCGCAAGGTGCTGGTTAGCTGTGTGTATGTCACCTCCAATGACTTCATTTGTATAGTCCTCATCGTCCATGTAGTGGGCTAACATGCGTAGCTCTAATCCACTGGCGTCAAAACCCACGAGTTTGTAACCGTCAGGCACTGTCCAGCAGAGTCTACAGTCTTCACCGTAGGGTGCTCTGGATGCAGGAACCTGCGCTAGGTTAGGTTTAGCGTGTGTCATCCTGCCAGTCACTGCACCGTTGGTGTTAACCCTGCCATGCACACGGCCTGTATCGTCATCCACTGCGTCTATCCAAGACTGTACCTGTGCTATGCGCTTCTGCACCATCAGGTACTCAGAGATGAGTGTAGCCTGTGGGATGTCTTTTATTCCCCCCAAGACCTTCTCATCAACCATCGCCTGTCCTGTCTCAGTGAACTTACAGGGCTTCCAACCATAGTGTTGTAAATATCTGCCAATCTGCTGTCGTGACCCCAAGTTAAACTCAGGGTAGTCTACTCTAGAAAAAGGGCCACCCACGATCTCCCAAGAGTCTCCCAAGAACTTTAAACCTACGACAGAGATGGCTCCATCCTTTTTTACTTTTGGCTTTATCTCCTTAACAAATGTCGGTAGTGGCCTGAAGGCTCTCTGTACTGCATCCTCCAGATCGTTTAGTTTCTCACGCAGAGTAGAGACCAGTTCCGTAGCTCTCCTGTTGTCCAACAGCCAGCCATTGCGCACTTGTTGTTGTGTAATGTCCTGCACCTTGTGCTCTAGATCTACAGACTGTCCACTGAAGTTGCGTAGATCCCACTCCAGCTTCTTGTAGAGTGCTGCTGTAACCTCTACGTCACGGCGGCAGTACTGCACCATCTCTGGCGATAGCTGTGACCAGTCACTGTGGTCTCCCTTAGGAAACTGGAGTCTTTCGCCCCACGCTCTCAGAGAGTGTCCACCGTCTAGCTGTGGGTTCGCTAGGCGTGACATGACCAAAGTGTCCTTCACACGTTCTTTGTTGATGTCGATGTCCCACAGACGCTTTAGGACAGGTATGTCGTAGCCAAGTACATTATGGCCTACCACATCGTCATGTCCTCTTAGAGCGTACTCTAGGGACTCTGCGTCGTAGTGCTCCTTTAGCTCTCCGTCCTGCATGGTTACTACCACCCAGACCTTGGTAGGCTTCAGGCCATCGGTCTCCGCATCTAAAAAGATGGGACTGCTAGAGGGCATTTGGCACCTCCTGTGGTTTTGCTGTTTCCGTCATCCTGCCTGTGACCTTATCGTACTTTAGCCAGCAGCAGGCTCCTGTGAGGCCAGCGTAGCGATTCTTGAGCACACGCACTGTGGTTGTATTGCGTACCTGCTCATTGTCGTTCTGCTGGTCTCTCTCAAGCCCTATCACCATGTCCGATAGCTGTGCGATGGACTGTGAACCCCGTAGCTCACTCAGGCTGATCTGCCCACCGTCCTCGTGTGCACGGCCCTGAGTGCGCCTCAAGTGTGACACGAGAAACAGCCCTACGCCTAGCTCCTGCACCAGTGACCGTAGCTTGGTCATAATGGCGTCGATGGCCTTGCGCTCGTCTCCATTCTCCTGCGCTGACACCACGATGGACAGGTGGTCTAGAATAATCCACTTGCAGTCTAACGCTTTTGCCATGTAGCGCACACGAGCCAACAGATTGTCTTCGCTTGTGCTGCCCCAGTGATCGAACAGGTAGTAGCGTCCAGTGCCCATAGTCTCCTCCCAGAAAGGGAAGGCAGCATCAGGGTCTAGGTCTTCCTCCAGATGCAATGGACAGTCTGACGCAATGGACATAATGCCAAGAGCAGTACGTGCTATGTCTTCCTCTAGCGCAAGGATGCCTATGTTGTCCTCCGTTGCGTTGAGCAGGTAGTACTCTAGCTCACGTATCATCTGACTCTTGCCCATGCCAGAGCCACTAGTGATGGTCACCAGTTCGTAGGGACGAAAGCCTTTGGTATGGCTGTTCAGGCCTTGCCAAGGGTACGGAACGCTCTGCACCTTGATCTTGCTGGTGAGTGCTTCCCATGTGTCCCTACCGCTGATGATACCGTCGGGCTGATAGACCCTAGCATCCCACCATGCGCTAGTGAAATCTTTAATCTTGTTAGCCTGTAGCATGTCGCTAGCGTCCTTCATAGGCAGCTTAACGATTCTTAGCTTGTTAGGACTAAATAGATCCTTGACCTCCTCAACAGCCTGCTGTCCTGCCTTGTCATTGTCAAAGCACAGCACAACATTATCGTAGCCCTCAAGCCACTCTAGCTGTTCCTTGATCTCCTTAGTGGCAGCGGAGGCACCAGAGCGTAGCGACACTACGTCATATTTGCCACCTACCATCTCAGAGACAGACAGGCAGTCTAGCTCACCCTCAGTAATCGTTAGATACTTACCACGGCCCTTACACACCTGCTGGCCGAACAAGCCGACACCCTCGACGCTACCAGTGACAAAGAAATCTTTGTTTCTCACTAGGCGTACTTTGGTGCCTTTGATCTCATCGGCATCGCTGGCATGATAAGGGTATATGTGCTTCGATATTTTACCCTGCGAGTCGTACTCAACCGTCACTCCGTACTTTTTGCACGTGTTCTGGCTAATACGTCTGTCAGGAATATCGGCAATGACTCCTGTTACTTCCAATTTTCTCCTCAGTGGCGTAGGTTCTGCCATAGGTTTGTCCGTGGGCCTGCCTACAGCGTAACAGGAAAAACAGTAGCTCCCCCCGTCGCTGTAGACTGCCTTGGCATCAGAGGAGCCACACTTGTCGCATGGCTCGTGCCTGATGAATTTAGAGTTCTGAGTCAACGCCTGCGGCTCCCATCTCCAACACGCGGATACCGTCCATGTATACAGGCACTCCGTACACTGGATGCTCGTTGCCGTACTTGTACGATATGCGCACTGTAGACCCAGACGGAACGTCGCCGGGAATGGTCTCCCCTTCTGCGTCAATGACACGCACCGGGAACTTGCTAGCGAACTTACGCTGCAAGACAGCATCGGAACCCTCGCCATATGATTTCAAACGAACACCCTTGCTGGACAGTTCGTTGCTGGTCTCATCGTTGAGAGTCAGCACCACAGTATACCGTCCAGTATCCTTGCCCTCGAACACTTCAGTCTCTTTAATGTTAAAGAACATTGCTTTGCCTTCAATTACCGCCATCTATAGTTCTCCTGTATGTAGCGATTGAACAATTGTGTATGGTTTTTTTGTCCATACACTAGTATTATACACCATGCGTTTCTATAACGCAAGCTCTGTTTGCACATATGCCTTATATTCTGGCTCCTCCTGTTGAAAAATAGCTTCGTTAGACTCGTGTAAGCACTCGTCGCACAGGTCAAGAAACTCTCCTGACACCCTGTCTTTACGCTTTAGCTCGTGGTCTTCCAGTAGTACGTTACATGCTTTACATCTCATTAGTGTAGCTCCTGTGCTGCGAATAATCCATCGTGCAATTGCTGCACTTCCGTTATTGTCCTGTTCTCTAGATCCTGTGTCATCCATGACGATGCCATAGACAGCATCTCCTGTACGCTGCATGCGTTTAGCTTGTAGTCTACCAGATCACGTATCATTAGATCAATGGGATCTCGTGTGTCGTTATCGTCCGTCACGTCCTCATCATAGCTGTAAAAATCACTCATGCTGCGAGTCTCCTGCTATAGTTCTCTTTCAAAAATTCCATTTCTTCGTTTATTTCTTCAATAATAGCATAAGAAATATCGCACCAAGAACAGTTTAAAAGCTGTATAGACATCCCGTCTTCTTCAAAAACATCGTTAGTAGTACGGAACAACATCACCCCTCCATCACCATCCGTGTATAAACAACTGGCATAGGAATAAGCAAAACCGTCTTCATTTATGCCTATCTCTCTTAATGTAAAATCCTCGCTGTAATACCTGTATGAAGGTTCCCAACTCCATTTACTCCACGCACAATATTCTTCAATGCTCTTAAAACCGTGTTCACTTACTTTAGCAAGTAGTTCTTCGTCTGTTAAATCCTCTCTACTCATGCTGCCAGTCTCCTAGTTCTTGTTTATCTTAAATACGTACACATCTTTCTTGCTTGGGTGCATGTACAGACTGTAACGCCCCTTGCAGTATGCAAAAGCTGCGGATTGCACGTTAGCTTTTTTGGCCTTCTCTACTAAGAACCATTCACCGTG